TCCAGGAGTTGGCTGGCGTTGAGGGATTCCACATCAAGCAGGAATCTGAGTCGAATAAGGATCCAAACAACAAGATTGAGAAGGTGATTAACAATGGCTAAGAACACCATTAAGATGCTAATCTACGGTGATCCTGGCGTAGGCAAGACTGTCTTCAGCTGCTCTGGAGACAAGACTATTTTCATCGACGTCGAAGGCGGAGCTCTTTCTGTCCAGTCGCGTATCAAGTCCAAGAAGGTCGTGAAGAAAAAGTTTGAGACCTTCGACGAGATTGAGGACTTCATCCGCACTCTTCAGGAGAAGGGCAGCGGAAAAGCAGATACGCTCGTCATTGACTCCATCACTGAGCTCCAGAAGAAGCTCATGGACTACATCGTCGAAAGCCATCCTGAGGTGAAGCGTCCCTATGGCGATGGTCTCACAGTAGGTGACTGGGGATACAACACAGAGCGCATGCGCAGATTCACTCGTATGGCACGTGACCTCGATATGAACGTCATTTTCACTGCACTCGCAATGGACGAGAAGAACGAGGTCACTGGAGCCGTTAAGACCATGCCTAAGATGAGCTCTAAGTTGGCTGCTGACGTCTGTGGCTACGTTGATATCGTTGGATATCTTTACGTAGACAACGTCCAGACTGACGAGGGTACTGAAGCTGTGCGTCGAATGCTTGTTCAACCAGTTGGTTCGTACTATGCGAAGGATAGGTCTGGCATGCTGGGAACCGTCATTGACAATCCAACGTTCCCTGATACTTATGACATGATTTTCGGAGAGGAGTAAACTATGGCTGTCGATTTTGCAAATTTACTTGATCTGGGTGAGTTCACAGGTAATGAGGACGAGGGCACAGGTTTTAGTCCTATTGATTCTGGTCGTTACCGCGCTACAGTTTTTGAGATTTCTCGTGAGGTAGGTAAGAACTCTGGCAAGCCTTACCTGAAGTGGTGCTTCCAGATTTGTGAGGGTGAGCCTTTTGCTGGTCGTCGTCTTTGGGATAATACATCCCTCAGCGACAATGCGAAGTGGCGTCTTGTCCAGGTACTCAAGGCTTGCGGCATTGATGTCCCTAAGGGTCACTTGCAGCTCAATCCTAACGACTTGCTTGGCAAGGAACTTATCATCATGGTTGGTCTTGAGCCTGACGAGTATGCCAATGACCGCGATGGTACTGACGACCAGATGCGCAACGTCATCAAGAGCTTCGCTCCCACTAACGGCGTTTCTAAGCCAAAAATTCAGGTACCTGACGCGCCGAAGCCCACTTCTAAGCCTGCATCAAAGAAGTCCGCTAAGAAGGCTCCTAAGAATGTGGAAGAAGTCAAGTACGAGTTACCGTTTGACGAGACTCCCGCTCCCGCTCCCGCTCCTGCTCCAAAGGAGGAGCCACTCCCTGTGACTGACGTCGCAGATGACGATGACGACGATTTTGACTTCGAATAGGACGTGAAATGACTGCCCAGAATATGTCTATCAAGGACTACTTTGAATACGCATTTGGGCAGCAGCTGACACCTGATAGCATCGGTGAAGTTGCTGTCAGGTGTCCTTGGCATAACGACACAGTCGAATCCATGTCCATTAATCTGAACACAGGTTTGTGGACGTGCTTCGGCTGTGGTCTCAAGGGTGATATTTACACGTTTGTCCAGCTGAGCGAGGATACTGATTTTAAGGGAGCTTGTAAGTGGCTTAGCGACAGAGGTTTTGTCGGTGACGTAGAAATCGAGCTAATCGACGGTGAATCGTCTAAGAAGCCTAAAGTAATCACTAAAAGACCTCAGAAGAAGCTTCCTCCTATCTCAGATATTGTTATTGACGGTCTGGTGGACAACCTTTGGTGCAATAAAGCTGCGCTAGATTTTCTGCACGAGAAACGTGGTCTCACTGATGAGACCATTCGTGAATTCAAGCTCGGATACCATAACGGTCGCATCACGATTCCTCTGTACAATGAGGAAGGCTGCTACAACATCCGTCAGTACGACTGGGCTAAGCGTGATTCTTCTAAGGTAATCAGCTGGGAGCGCGGTCGTGGCGGAGTAACGCTGTTCCCAGATCCCCATTTTTGGTCTGATGACCCTATTTTCCTGTGCGAAGGTGAGATGGACTGCATTCTCATGCACCAGTTGGGATTCAATGCCGTCACATCCACCAGTGGCGCAGGTAACTGGAAGCCTGAGTGGAATCAACTGTTCCACAGTCGTGAAGTAAATATCTGCTACGATATTGACAAAGCTGGACAGAATGGCATGGTCAACGTAGCAAACAACCTTGAGCACATCGCTGCTACTGTGCGTATTTTGAATCTACCTATCTCAGAACCCTCCAACGGAGACGTTACTGACTGGGTAGTAGGGTATGGAGCCACTCGAGACGACTTCCAGAACCTCATTGATAAGACGGTTCCTCGCAATACCCTACAGGATGAAGATGACAACGAGGTATACGATGTTCCTCTCCATGAGGCATCTCTGGCTAAGTACGCAGGTAAGCGCATACGTACTGCTGCCGTTGTAGCAGGTAAAGACCTTGAGCCGTACATCGTACCAGACAGGTACGTTGTACGATGCGCTTCTGCTAACAAGAAGAAGTGCACGGTCTGCCCCATCGGAATAGCAGGTGGAACGCTTGAAGTCAACATACCAAAAGACTCACCAAACCTGATGAAACTCCGAGGTTTGAGTGACTCTGTCCAGAAGACGAAAATGAAGGAATTCGCAGGTGCCGTGGGAGATTGTACTGTTGACATAGACGTCATTGAGAACGTCAACGTGGAAGACTTGGTGCTCATTCCAGAGTTGAGCTGGAATGACGAGAACCAAAGCTACGTAACTCGTCATGTCAGCATTGTTGATCACGGTATTCAAGCAGGCAAAAGCTACGTTTTCACTGGCATCACGGTGCCAGATTCAGCAACTCAGCACGCCACGCATCTTTTCTATGACAAAGAGTGGAGCGAGGATGACATCAGTTCATTCGAGATGAACGATGAACTGAAGAGCAAGCTCACTGTTTTCCAACCATCAAAGGGTCAAACGGTCAGACAGAAAATGGATGAAATCGTCCGCGACCTGTCTACGAATGTGACCTCAATTTACGGTAGGGACGATGTACACATCGCTGTCGATTTGGTATACCACTCGCTCCTCAGGTTCGACTTCGATGGGAAGCCTTTGAAGCGTGGTTGGCTTGAAGTTCTCCTGTTCGGAGATACCCGTACAGGTAAGACTGAAACCGTCCAGCAGCTCATGAGGCACTACCGTCTTGGAGAGTTCGTCACAGGTGAAGCGTCTTCGTATGCTGGTCTTGTTGGAGGTCTTCAGCAGGTGAACAAGCGATGGCAGATTACATGGGGAAAGATCCCCCTGAACGACCGTCGACTTGTTGTAATAGATGAGGCTTCTGGCCTGACTCAAGACGAGATTGCGAACATGTCAGGTATCCGTTCCAGTGGCGTAGCTGAGATTACGAAGATTCAGACCGAACGCGCACTTGCTCGCACTAGACTCATTTGGATTTCAAACCCTAGGTGGGGAGACAACGTATCAAGCCGTACGTATCCTGTCGAGTTCATCCCTCAGCTGATCGGAAAAGCTGAGGATATCTCTCGATTCGATTTGGTCGTGTCTTCTGCCAGTGAGGATGTCGATTCTAAGGTCATTAACAGCAACACGCCAGACGAGGTAGAGCACATATATACGAGCGAACTGTGCCATGATCTGATCATGTGGGTATGGTCTCGCAAGCCTGAAGATGTTCTCTTCTCCAAGCAGGCGCGTGAACTCATATATGAACTGTCTGTTAAAATGGGCGAGAATTACACATCTGAGATACCTCTGGTAGAAAGCGCAGACTTTCGTGTGAAGCTCGCTAGAATGGCTTCTGCATGGGCAGCAAGGCTATTCTCAACAGATGACGGCAACCGCTTACTCGTCAAGAAGGAACATGTGTTGGCTACAGCTCAGTTTGTTGACGACTGTTACAAGAAGTCCTCATTCCGCTACCGTCAGTTCAGCGAAGCTCGCGCTAAGGAAAATGAACCTCTTGGTACGAGCAGGGAGGACGTTGTTAAGTGGCTGGAGGACGAACCTCTTGTCCTTCAATTCTTGTCAACGTATGATGAGTTCAAACGTCAAGACGTGGAGGACTTCTGTGGAATGACTCGTGAAGACTCAGCAGACGTGACCAGGTATCTTTCAAGCCACAGGCTCGTTC